AAAAGGCGAAGCAAAAGAAGACCTGCTGAGATCGAATTACAAGATTCCACACCCGTTCTTCAATCTGCTTGCCAAACAGCAGGCACAGTATATGCTGTCAGGCAAAGAAAACAAGTTCAACAGTGATATTCCGGAACTGCAAACGGAACTGGATATCTATTTCAACGATAACAAACGTTTCAAAGCACAGTTGTACAAGTTCCTGCTTGGCACCATCGTAAAGGGCTGTGAATTCATGTACGCCTACCGCAATGACGAAGGCCGAACCGCCTTTGAATGTGCTGACAGTATGGGCGTGATTGAAGTACGGGCAAGAGAAACCCAGGATCATTGCGATTATGTGATTAGACATTACATTGACCGCTATGACGATGAATGCAGAGCCATCAGACGCATTGAGGTTTGGGATAAGACCCAGACCTTTTATTATGTGCAGATTGATGACGGGGAAATTGAACTGGATGAATACGAAGAGTTCAACCCCAAGCCCCACACGATGCTGAAGAAGGGTAAGAAGCTGTACCGTGATGATTACGGCGAAATTCCTTTCTATCGCCTGGACAACAATGACAAACAGCGCAGTGATCTGAATCTGATCAAACCCCTGATTGATGACTATGATGTTATGAACGTGGGCCTTTCCAATAACATTGAAGACACACAGGAAGCACTGTATGTGGTCAAGGGCTTTGAGGGCGATAATCTTGACGAACTGATTGAAAACATCAAGGCCAAGAAGCATATTGGCGTCACTGAAGATGGCGGCGTTGATGTGCAGACTGTTGATATTCCTGTTGAAGCCAGGAAAACCAAGATGGAGATTGACAAGGAAAACATCTTCTTCTTTGGCATGGGCGTAAACACGGAAGCCTTGAAGGATTCCGGCTCAACAGTCAGCGTTCAGATCAAGACGGCATATTACAACCTTGACCTGAAGTGTGAAGGCCTGCTTCCCAATCTGGAAGAAGTTCTGCTGAAGATGCTTCACCTTGTGCTGGATGAAATCAACAAGAAGAACGGCACTGCCTACGCAAGTACGGATGTGTACTTCAACTTTGAGCGCGAAACCATCATCAATGAGCAGGAAAAGGCACAGATTGCCCTATTGCAGGCCCAGGAACAGCAGACCAGAATCAACACCCTGCTTTCCACTGCCATGCAGCTTGGCGATGAACTGACCATTGAACAGATTTGTGATGTATACGATCTGGACATTGATGAAATCAAAAGCAAGCTTCCTGACCCGGAAGAAACCGATCCATATGCAATGGTTGAGGAAGTGCCGGGTGAAGAAGGTGTGCTGATTGAATAAGCGCCAGAAAGAGGTTGTACAGTATCAGCTTACAATGGAAAGACTGGTGCTGGATGAACTTGAAAAAGAGTACAGGGAAGCACTGAAGGACATCAATCTGAAGATACGAATGTACCTGTCACAACCTGAAACACAGTCGAAGATTTATCACAGACAGTATCAGGAAACGTTGAAGAAACAGGTGGAAGCGGCACTGGAAAAGCTCCACAGTGATGAATACACGACCATCAATCAGTATCTTCACGACAGCTACACAGATGCGTTTGTAGGCACCATGTACGACCTTCACATTCAGGGTGTACCTGTTATTGCTCCCATCGATCAGAATGCCGTAATCAAGGCTGTAATGACCGATACAAGGCTGAACAAACCGCTGTACAAAAAGCTTGGTGTTGACGTGGACAAGCTGAAGAGAACCGTCAGCAGTGAAATCAGCCGTGGTCTTGCGTCAGGCATGCTGTATGACGAAATTGCACGGAATATCCAGTTCCGTGCCAAAGCACCCAAAGGACGTGCAAAGGGCATCGTCCGCACCGAAGGCCACAGAATCCAGCAGGCTTCGGCGGAGGATGCCAGGCAGACAGCCAGAAGCAAAGGTGCCGATGTGGTGAAACAGTGGGATGCCACACTGGATGGCGTAACCAGACCGACACACAAAAGGCTGGATGGTCAGATCAGGGAAACGGATGAACCGTTTGAAATGGACGGCAAGGAAGCCATGTATCCCGGTGACTTCGGTGATCCTGCCGAAGACTGCAACTGTCGATGCATTGCCCTGACACGTTCCCGTTCTGCGCTGGATGAGGACGAACTTGCCACACTGAAAGAGCGAGCCAAGTTCTTCGGACTTGACAAAACGGAAAGCTTCAAAGACTTCGAAAAGAAGTACCTAAAAGCGGCGCAAACCGTTGAAAAATCAGGGAAAAGTGGTATAATAAAGACGGGGAAATTCAGTACCACAGATGACCCGATGCGCGAAGTGACCGGCTCTGGTTTGGAGTCAAATCCCAAGGAAATCGAAGCAATTTTGAAGGCTTTGAAAGACGCTGGTGTCAATGTTGTGTACCGTACAGAAGGCATGGCGTATATGCCTGGTATGCGTCCTGGTGAAGTTGGACAATTCATCATCACACAAGAAGCAAGTTATAGCGCTTGGATGCATGAATATCAGCATTTCTTAGATGACATGGAAGACGGCTTCCCCGGTATGCGAATTTTCGCAGACCCTGAACGATGCAAACAGCGTGAAATCAACGCATATAATGTTGAAATCGAGTTGGCGAAGAAAGCTGGCAGACCAGACATCGTGGAACGGCTTGAAGCTTTGAAGGCGAAAGAGGTGAGCAAGTATGAGCGAGATACAGAACATGATTAACACAATGCACAAGGGCAACATCGAAGCCATTACAAAAGGTGTTGCTTCGCGTGTTCCTATTGTTGCGCTCAACGCCATTGTTGCCGGAACGAACTATAAAGTTCGCGATAATGCTTTTATAGAAGGCGTTTGGAAAGCAACTGAAAGCGATGAGAGTGTTCTTGGTGTTCCGTTGAACGCTTTTGCTGCCGCATCCCTTCACCTGCTTGGTGAAAAGAAATACTCTGGCAAAGATACTATCATTATTGCGATGATCGATACGAAGCTCAAAATGTAAAGCACTGTGCAGAAGCACGGTGCTTTTTTGATGCCATGAAAGGGGTGATTCCATTGGAATGCCTGCAAGCACCTGACAAGGGTGCTTTTTTTATGCAAACAAACAGGTCAAAACTTTCATCTTTGCATGCAAACATTCTAAGTATGTTTTAAAAAGGAGGACAATTTACACATGACGGAACGGCTGAACAAACTTCTGACGGTAAAGAGCATCGTAACCCTGTTCCTGACGATTGTTTTCTGTGTGCTGTCCATCAAGGGTGTGATCAATGGTCAGGAATTTCTGACTGTGTTCACGACCGTGATTGCCTTCTATTACGGCACGCAGAGCGCGAAGAACACGACCACCACAACCAGTGATGGCGTGAAAACGACAACCACTACCACCGAAGGGACTGAAACCTGATGGCAACAGCTAAAGGCAAGACCATTGCGGAATATGCTGAAAGCAAATTAGGGTGTGCTTACATCTGGGGCGGTTATGGCGAAAAGCTATGCACGCCCTCTTTTCGAAAGGAAAGGGCGAGCGCATATCCATCCCAGAAAAACAACATCTACCGATACTGCCAGGTGTTGAGCGGTCAAAAAGGCGCTTGTACCGGATGCCGCTACAACGGCAAACAGGCCTATGACTGCGCACAGCTTACAAGGTATTCCTGTAAGGCTGGCGGTCAGGAGCTTGTGAGCGGAGCAAACGCCCAGTGGAGGAAAATCGCATGGGAAAAGAAAGGCACCATTGACACACTGCCTGATGTCCCCGGCGTGATCCTGTACCACATGAACAGTGATGGTGAAATGAGCCACACAGGTGTGTATGTGGGCAACGGCTATGCTGTGGAAGCAAGGGCTGCTGCATACGGCGTTGTGAAAACGGCAGTGAAATCACGTTCTTGGACACACTGGGCGGCACTTCCGGGCGTTCTTTCGGAGGGGGACGAGCAATCCTCCACCCCGGCAAGCAAACCGCAGGAAAACCCGTCCAAGCCCAAAAACAGCACATCTGGAACGGTGGTGACAGACATGAAAACACTGCGTAACGGAAGCAAGGGAACACAGGTGAAAGTCCTTCAGTTTCTGCTTAACGAAAACGGCTTTGACTGTGGCACGGCTGACGGAATCTGGGGAAAGAAAACGCTGGCTGCGGTAAAAGCATACCAGAAAGCCAAAGGGCTTGAAGTGGATGGAATCTGTGGCAAAGCCACATGGGGAAAACTCCTGGCATAAGGCTGGCAACAGCTTTTGCATATATCACATCGGGGACGATGTAAAACATCCTTCCAATCATCGTGAAGCAACCACGTAAAAAGCGTAAAGAAAGGAATGGAACATATGAATCTTACTGACATTCTGAATGCACAGGGTATTGCTGAAGACGTTGTAAACGCCATTCTGTCTGCCATGAAGGAAAACAAAATCTTCACGGCATCGGAAGAAAACCTTGATATCCGCTATGGCAAGCTGAAGGACG